ATTTATATTTATTAAAATAATATGTTTTAATAAACTTAATACTTTTATTAAACCCGCGCTTAAAGTATTCAAGCAAACTAAAAATAAATTTATCTAAAACTGCTTGAAGATTTGGTAAGCGCGGAAATATATTTGTTTCTAAAACTCCCGCGCATATTATAACCTCAAGCAAACTAAAATAAATTTATCTAAAACAAGCTTGAAGATTTTTAAAGCGCGGAAATATATTTGTTTCTAAAACTCCCGCGCATATTATAACCTCAAGCAAACTAAAACAAATTTATCTAAAACAAGCTTGAAGATTTGGTAAGCGCGGAAATATATTTGTTTCTAAAACTCCCGCGCATATTATAACCTCAAGCAAACTAAAATAAATTTATGTAAAATTACTTGAAGAAAAGTAAGCGCGGAAATATATTTGTTTCTAAACTTCCGCGCTTAAAGTATTCAAGCAAACTAAAATAAATTTATGTAAAATTGCTTGAAGATTTGGTAAGCGCGGAAATATATAAAAAATAAAGTAAATTATACAATAAAAATATTATATAATAGATTTATATAAATAACTTGATTTTATGGATTATACAGAATTTAATATAATAAAAATCTTGCCTTGTATTTATTTGGGAGATATTAATACAAAATCATATGAAGACAATTTAAAAACGCTTAATATTGAATACATCATTAATATTAATAATACCTTAAACACTAATACTTACACAACTTATAATATTTCGGTTGATTCAAATTTAGAATATTTTGATTCATCAAAACCAATTGATATAGATTTGAATGCAACTAATGAATTTATTATTAATGCAATGCAAAATAATTCTTGTATTTTAATTTGTGATATAAATTATGTAATTCCATTATTAATAATAGGTTCATTTCTTATTAAATATTTAGATATTACTTTTACCGAATGTATTTATTGGTTATCTAAAAAAACCAATGTAAATTTTTTATATAAAAATATTTGTTATAAATTATTCCTTTATTATGAAGAAAATAATTAAATAATGAAATAATATTATAATTTTTCTAATAATGTCAACATATCATAAATTTTATTATGATTATAATCAACATAACCATTATCAATTTTATATATAAATGAATCAAATTCAATAATTATATCTAATTTTTTATTTATTTCTAAATATTCGTTTGTATTTTCATCAGTAATAAGTGATAATTTATCTAAATAATAATTTTCTTTTTCTTTAATTTTATTAATTAATTTAGTTAAAATATTATATTCAGTATCAATATTTTCATATAAAATTTTAAACTCATTATCATATTTATTCATTTGGACACAATAATTATTAACAATATCATCAGTTAAATTTGTGTCAATAAATAATTTTATCATAATATCGTTAGCATAAGTATATAATTGATTATATAAATTATTAAGATTTGTCATTATTTCATTTTTTTTATTTTCATTTTCTAAATCATCAAATTTAATATATTGATAAATTTTCATTTGTTTTTTGGTCATTTCATATTCATCAATAATTTGTCTAAAATATTTAATTTGTTCTTCATATTTTTTATTAATTTCGTCTTCATAAATTTCAATACCTTTTTTGTCATCTTCATTAGCACTATCAAGATCAATAATTGGTGTATTATTTTGAATTAAATAAATTGAATAATTAATTTTATAATCATGTATTAATTCTTTATATTTTTCCAAAGAAATATCTGAATATTTTTGAGATAAAAGCCATTCTAATATTTCATTAATATTACTTGAAATATCAAGTTTTATTTTTTCATCAAGTTTAACTTCTGAACTATTAATATTTTCAAGAATTCTTTTAGAACTATCAATTAAAGACAAATAAGATTCTTTTTGTGATTTGTCTATTTTATCTATCTGATCCATTTTTTTAGCATTTTCAACAATAATATCAAGTTCTTCTTGAGACAAATTTTGTTTATTACCTGAAACTTGTATTATTTTTTTATTTAAGGGATTTTTCAAATCTTCGGCTTTAATTTTTATGATTCCATCAGTATCAATTTCAAAAGTTATTTGGATTTCTGGAATTCCCCTTTTTTCTTTTTCTATTCCTGACAATATAAAATCACCTATTAAAAAATTATCTTTTGTTAATTTTCTTTCTCCTTCATATATTTTTATTGGTATCCATTCTGTGTTATCTGTGTCTGTTGTATATTTTCTTGTTTTTTTAACTGGTATAATTGTTCCTCGAGGTATTAAAAAATCCATAATACCACCTGATGTTTCTAAACCTATTGATAATGCCGTTCTATCAACTAATAATAATTTATCTTCAATATTCGAATTATTTAATAACATATAACCTTGAATAGATGCACCTATTGAAACAACAGTATCAGGGTCAATAGAACAATTAACATCTTTATTAAAAAACCTTTCAACATTATATCTAATAATAGGTATTCTTGTCATACCACCAACCATAATAATTTCGTCAATATTACTTTTTTCTAATTCACATAAAGATAAAATATCATTAAGAGGTTTTACAGCTAAACTTATTAAATCATCACAAATTTCATTAAATTTTTCTCTGTTTAAAAAAATAGATAAATTTTTACCTTTATAAAAATTATTCATTTTTATTGTTGTATTTAAATTATCAGTCAATGCTATTTTTGTATGTTCTGCTAAATATTTTAATTTTTGTAATGTATTTTCGTCAATATTTTCTATAAAATCATTTTTTTCTATTTTGTGTTCATTTATAAATTCATTTATTACATATTCCATTATTTTATTATCAAAATCAGAACCCCCTAAATTATTATTTCCACATGAACCCAAAACTTCATAAACACCATCTGAAATATATAATAAACAAACATCTAAAGTTCCACCCCCTAAATCATAAACTATCACATTTTTATTTGAATTGTTTATATTTTTACCTAAACCATAACATAAAGCGGCGGCAGTTGGTTCATTAATCATTCTTAATACTGTAAAACCTGCACTTTCACAACAATTTTTAATTATTTGTCGTTGATTTTTATTAAAATAAGCTGGAACTGAAATCACGGCATTTTTAATATCTATTTCACAATTAAATTTTTTTGATAAAAATACATTAGTTCTTAATTTAAAACTCATAAATAAATGTGTAGCAATTTCTTCAGGATAATAATATTGTTCTGTATTTGTATCATATATTTGTATATTGTCTTTATCATCAGAAACAATAGTGTAACCTAAAATATCAATAAATGATTTAGATAATTCAGAAAATTTTTTACCTAATAATTTTTTAATTTCATATACTAAAAAAATATTTTTTGTTTTTTCTGTTGAATTAGTTTTTTCAAATATATTTTTTCTTAAATATGCTTCTTTTCCTATAATTTTTTTATTATCTGTTATTTCTATTACTGTTGGTATAACTAATGAATTATCCATATCAGTTATATTTAATGCTTTATTTTTATAATAAACTGTTAAACATGAATTTGTTGTTCCAAAATCTATTCCTAAACATAAATTTTTAAATTCTTCTAATTCCTGATTTAGTTCCATATTTTATTCAATATACATTTATTATTAAATAAGTTTATAATAATAAAATAAATTTTTTAAAAATAAATTTGAGTTTTAAAATAAAAATAATTTACTCATTATATTATAATATGCCTGGTGGTTTAATACAAATTGCAAGTTATGGTTCTCAAGATTTGACATTAACTGGTAATCCACAAATAACTTTTTTTACTATTGTATTTAGAAGATATACTAATTTTGGAATAAGAACTATTGAAGTCCCTTTTGATAGTCCAATTGATTTTAATTTTAATTCATCAAAAATAAATTCAACAATTACAATACCTAAAACTGGCGACTTATTAACAAAAACAACACTTAAAATTAAATTACCATCATTTGATTTAAAAGAATTAAATAAACAAATAATAAATGATGTAGAATTTAATAATATTACATTATCAAATGCACAAACATATTATTTATATTATGATTTTTTCATAAATTTTATTAATAAATTACAAAATATTGTTAAAACATTTTTTATTCAAAATAAAAATAATTATGGCTCAATTACTTATATACAAGATTTATCTAATTATATACTTAAATTTTTAGAAGAAGACGAATATTTACAATTTTTTAATATTGTTAATTTTTTTTTGTATAATGAAATAGAACCACAAAAAAATACTGTAAATAATAATAATACTAATACTTTTACTAATGCCTCTTTATTCTATTTAAATAATGATAATGTATTAACTTATATTTATAATGACTACTCAGAAAATGATTATAGTTATAATTTATTTGAATATTTAATAAATTCAAATATGGAAATATTACAGGAACTAAATAAAATTTTATATGATAAATTAATTAATGTCTTTACTGTTAAAAATATTGTTACAATGGGATGGACCAAAAAAATAGGTATTTTTATTATGGAAAATATAGAACTTTTTATTGGTAGTAATATTGTAACCAAATTTAATTCAAATTATGTTGATATTTATGGACAACTAAATTATAAAAATGTTGAAATATACAATAAAATGATTGGTAATCACAAAGAATTTAATGAACCTGTTATAAGTAATGACGAAAAATATCTATATGTACCTATTCCTTTTTGGTTTTTAAATAATTATGGTTTATCAATCCCTTTAATTGCTTTACAATTTAATGATATACAAATTAAAATCAAATTTAGAAATTTAATTGATACAGTTTTTTTTGATATTCCAAATATTTCATCATTTACTAATAATAATTTAAGAAATAAAATTGTGGATTTAATTGTTAATAATTCTATTAATATTTTTAACTCTCAAATGGAAATCACAATGTTATTTGAATATGTTTATCTTGATAATATTGAACGAAAAAAATTTGCACAATCAAGTCATGAATATCTCATTACTCAAGTCCAAGAATTAACTTTTAATAATGTTTCACCATCTATATCAAATTTAGAACTCGACTTTTTTCATTGTTGTAAATCAATGTTTTGGAATGCAATACAATATAAATATATTAATAATTTAACAAGTAAAAATATTTATGATAAATATACTATTTCACTTTATAAACCAATTTTTAATATTAATAATGATAAATATGTTAATTATCTTAATATTCTTTATAATAAATCCTATTTATTTAATATTGGCGATTTCATTCAAGGTCTTAATGTTATTAATACATCACCAATTAATAATAATAATTATAATCTTGATGTTGAAACAGCTTTAATTTTATCAAGAAATTATATTAATTATGAAGCAACACCTTTTATGATGTCAGAAATAAGTATTAATGGGTCATCTCTTGTTTCTCAAAATAGCGCTTATTTTAATTATTTACAAGTATATAATTATTATAAAAATACGCCTGATTTAGGTATTAATGTTTATTCATTTTCTTTAAATCCTACTGAATCACAACCATCTGGTGCTTGTAATTTTAGCAGAATACCAAAAGTATCTTTAAATTTCAAATTATTAAATCCTGATAATAATTTGACAAATGTAAATACAAACAATAATTATTTATTAATTGATAATTTGGCATCAAATGAAAATTTAAATAATTATAAAATATATATTCAAGTTGAAAATTATAATGTCTTAAGATTTATTGGTGGAATTGTAGGCATTGCTTTTACTTATTAAATTTAATTTTTGTTCTTGTTTTGAATTTTTATATATTAATTTAGGTTAAAATTTTTATTAATATTATTATTTATAGTAATTATAATATTTTATGGCTGGAGGTTTTATACAATTATTGACTAATGGTAAAGAAAGTTCTTATCTTAATGAAAAACCTAATATAACCTTTTTTAAATCTTATTTTAGAAGACATACTAATTTTTATATTAATAATATTGAAATTTATTCTAAATATCATAATGACAATGAATTTGATACTATTGATATTTCCAAATCTGGTGATTTGTTATCTAAAGGATATCTAAAATTATCTTTTGATGAAAATTACATTGAACTTTTTTATAATTATAATAATTTAGTTTCAACTCTTGTTTTTGATATTTCAACTTTTTATGATTCATATAATATCCTTATTAATCAATATAATAAAAATTTAATTTCCGTTATTCGTATCTCTAAATTTACTTTAATTAATAATAATATTCCTTATTTACATATTTTAAATACTTTTATCCCTAATGTTGATGATTTAATTTTTAAAATTAAATTTGAACCTAATATTATTTTACAAACTGATGAAACAAAAGTTTTTTATAATATTAATTTACAATATTTATTTTATGCATTTTTTTATTATGTAGATTATAATTTACTCATTAATTCTTTTAATGAAGAATATAATATTTTAAATTTACTTGTTTCTAATATTAATTTTTCTACATTTAGATATTTTAGATTAGATTTACCAAATTTAAATATTGCTTTCAAATTTATTTTTGATGATTTTAATTTATATAAAAATTTATTTTATTATTGTATCCAAAATATAGACCAAACTACTACAAATATTATTAAAATTAATCAATATGATATTTATGTATCTCTTAATTTTAATTTAAATAATCAAGAAGGGATAAATACATTAATTCAAACAGTAAATATTATTAAAAATTTATTTATTGATTATAACTCAATTGTTGCTAAATATTATAATAACAAAATTAATTTTGTCAATCTTACAATTAAAAATATTGAATATGTAAAATTTATTAATAATATGTTTGGTGTTGAATATAATAATATTATATCACAAAATAATAATAGTAATGATATACAAACAGGACAAATAAAATCTAAAAAAATTGACTATTATTATTATTATAACATTTATTTTCCATCAAAAATTTTACTTGATTATGCTGAAAATGTTCTTAATAATCCATATTATAAACAAAATCCAAATTATATTCAAATGGATATATTTTATTTTAAAAATTCTATTATTTTTGGTAATTTAGATACAAATGATTTTAATCAATCATTAATTCAAAATGAAAGTATCTTTATAAATTCATCAAATATCAGTAATTCTTTTACATTATCTTTAAATATTTATATTGAATTACTCGTAAAATTATTTTGTAATTCATTTAATCCAACAATTCAAGACTTTTTAACTATTGTTAATAATCCAATTAATATTATCAATTATTTTTATTTAAATTATAATAATAACATAACTAAATTTAATGAAATTATTTTAAATACAATTATTAATAACAATATATTATTTTTAAATCAAAGTTCATTAAGGAGCTTATTATTTCAAAATGAAACTTTTAATCATTATGATAAATTAATTCCGCAATTTATTAATAAAAAAATATCAGAATATGAAAATACAATTATAAATAATTATATATTTGATAATGTTATTGGAAAAATAAATTCTAATTATTATTGTTCTTTTGATATTATTAAAATTATGATTGAAACATTAATTATTTCTAATTATACACAATTAAATACAACACAAATAAATTCATTAAATTATTATTATGATATTTTAGTTAATTACCAAAATAATAATAATGTTTTTGATTTATTAACTTTTGATTATCTATCTAAATATAAAAATAATCAACAATCATCACTTTTTCTTATTGTTGAATCAATATATAAAAATCTTGAACCCTTTTTATATTATACTATATATTTATCAAAACTTATTATTAATTCAAGTATTGTTATTGAAAATATTTATAATAAATTTAGCGATGTCATTTATTCTGTTTCTGGTTTAACATCTCAAGTTGTATCTGAAAATTTATTAAATAATATTATTTTCCCTCTTTCAAGTAATTTTTTCTTTTATACTCAAAATATAATAAATAATTCAAATAATAAAAATAATTATAATTTATTTTCTAATATTGACATTAATACTTATATTAAAAATATTAAAAATGGTATTAATCAACTTTATATTGACAGTTTTATAAAATATAATACAAATTTAAATTCAAAACCACAAAATTTTTCTTATTATTTTGACTATTATAATAATCAGTTTTTTAATCCAATAATAACTGAATATTATGAAAAAACAAATAATTATTTAAATAGTTCAAATTATATATTAATTAATGATTTTTTTAACACAATTAATAATGATAATTCACAATTAATATATAACACAAATCTTGATATTGATTATTTATTATTACTTTATATTTTTAAATATACTGATTATTCACTTTTTAATCAAGCATTTTCAAGTTATAAAATTATACAATTAAACGAGTTTTATTTTACTGATAAAAATACAAATAATTATTTAAAATTTATTTTTGTTCCATCTTCTCCATATTATAGATTATATTATTTATACAATTTCTTATCTACTATGTCAACTGATAAATTATTATTAAATCAAATGCCTAATGATTTAATTCAATTGAGAGATTTATTATTACAAATATTAATTAAAATTATTAATAATTATTTTACTAATAATGATTTTAATGATTTTAATATTAATTCTAATTATATTTTTAGTAATTTTAATATTAAT